ACACGTAAATTTATTTGTCGCGATTTTGAGATTTGTCGCGTTGTCCGCATTTATAATATGTTTTTTTGTAATCAAATGTTTTTTCATATCACACGGTTTGGGTGTTACATAATTACATATTTTACAAAAATGATTACGCGAGTTTTTCGTATCCATTATTATCCTAAATATATATTATGCGGATAAAATAAATCGCGCATAATATACGAATTAAAATGAACGAATATTTACAAAAAATGATGCAGTGAAATAAAAATACCTAAAAAACCGATTTAAAGCATTTTGCAGTGAAGTGAAAAAAACACCTATTTGTAAAAAGTCGGGACCGATTTTCAAATCTGGACATTTATAAATGTCCATTACTGAAACTCCATTTGCTTTTTCAATTTACGTTGTTTTTTATAGGTTATATAATTCTAATAATGAATTTAGAATTGTAGTAATTCTACAAATTACACAATTATGGTAGTAGTAATTCGATTGCGTCTACTTGTTCGCTGGTGAATGAATCAGGAAACACAATATCAAAATCAAAAATGAGGTTACCAATGACATTATCTCGTTTCATGCCGTAACCAGGTATAATTTTTTTGTATCCAGGTTTAATAATGGTATAAACCGGTTGTATATTATTCAAATTAAGTTTTTTCCCCGAGATATGTTCGAACTCAATTCGAAACCCACACAACGATTCCTTAAGTGATATATTTTGTTTATATATGAGGTCAAGTCCAACTCGTTTAAATTTCACATTATCGGTGAGAGAAATGATAACTTTCAGGTCACTTTTCACATTATCAATAACATTACCCTTATCCTTAATAATAAAAGTTTCATTATGGTCGATTCCTTCTGGTATATTAATATAAATCGTTTCATTTTCTGTGATTTTTACATTATTTGTAACAACGAAGCGTTCGATTTCTTTTGGAATAATGCATCCCGAAAAACTCTGTTTCATATCAATGATAATCGGAATATCAATATCGTGTGGTCGTTCTATACGATGAAATCGTTGAAATTGTCTACCTGGACCGTGTGAGGTAGAAAACATCCGTATATTTGGATGTCCTTGCATGTTTTGAAACCCTTGACCGCTAAACATCATATTAAAAATATCATTAACATCTGTAAAGTTCTGGTTAAAATGGTTAATATTCCCATTGTTTCTATTATTCCCATTGTCATATTCTTGTTTTTTGTCCGAGTCGCCAAGTATTTCATATGCTTCGTTAATTTGTTTATATGTTTCAGTTGCGTCGGGGTCTGAATTCCTATCCGGGTGATACTTCAATGATAAAGTCCGATACGCCTTTTTAATATCTTTAGCGTCGCTGTCTTTACAGACGCCGAGAATATCATAATACGTTTTCGAAGTCATTGTATATGAATAAGAGATAAAATGTTTATATTTATCAAAAAGAATATAATAATTTGATTCTATTGTAATATAGACAATGAAAATAGACGAAACATTTATAGCGAAATATAAACCATATCATGTGGACGAGTTCCGTTTTGACGAATCGTTGCGAGATGCGATAAAAACAATGATTGAGTTAGATGATTTGAACATATTATTTATAGGTGGTCCAAGTACGGGTAAAACAACATTATTAAATGCTCTAATTCGTGACTATTATAATTTGAAAAAGTGTGAGCGGTTTCCTGAGAACAATATATTAGTTATAAACAACCTGAAAGAACAAGGAATCCAATATTTCCGAACGGAAATGAAAACATTTTGTCAATCGCGAAGTGCGATACATGGTAAAAAGAAATTAGTAATAATAGATGATATTGATATAATTAATGAACAAAGTCAACAAGTATTTCGCAATTACATTGATAAATATAAGAATAACATTCACTTGATTTCGGTGTGTACGAATATCCAAAAGGTAATAGAAAGTATACAGTCGCGAACCCATTTATTTAAACTACCAATGTGCAAGGATGAAGAGATAAACTTAATAATGGAAAAAATAATAACAACTGAAAATATAAAAATCGACACCGATTCAAAAAAGTATTTATTATCAGTATGTGGTTCATCAATCCGGTTGATAATAACTTATTTGGAGAAATTACACATATTAAACCAAGTGGTAGACGTCGAATTATGTAAATTGGTCTGTTCTAACATTTCGAATTATAAATACGAAGAATATATAACGTGTTTAAAAAAGAAAGACTTGGTTGGTGGTATAAAAATCCTATACGATATTTATGACTATGGATATTCAGTAATAGATATATTGGATTATTTTTTTACTTTTGTAAAACAAACAAAAATCCTGAATGAAGATGAGAAATACAAAATAATTCCTGTGTTATGTAAATATATAACAATTTTCCATAATGTTCATGAAGATTGTATAGAATTAGCATTATTCACAAATAAACTATTGCCAATATTGACAGAAGTGTAAAAATGTATTTTGAAAGAAAGATAGTATAGCAAAAACAAGAAAAAATCTCTTTGCAAATAAAAATCTATGTAATATATATTCGGGTTACCATGTCATCGCAAATCTTCAAATCACCGGTCAACAAACAAATATTATTTGATTTGTTGGATAAGGTGTGCTTGAAGACAGACAAATATTATTTGTTTGACGCGAATGCGTATCGTAAGATGGAATTTAATAAATATAATGAATCTTTTTATGAATTGATTAAACCGCACTATCATGTGGGAAAAAAATTCTATGTAGAAAGAGATGTAACGTATAATGCGTTTACATCAATATTGCGACAGATTTGTAAATACCACGCGATAATGCATGTGAAAAAAATACGCTACAATGAATCGTCGTATAATATACATTATATGATTTATTTTTAATTTTCAAAAAATATATAAGTATTGTATACAAGGAATACAATAATTATAATGCTGTTTAGTTCAAAAAATACGACACATTATGTGTTAACCATTGGTATAATAATAATAACCAGTTATGTAGCATCGCAATATAAAAATAGTTTTACGAGTAACAATGATGATGAAGCGATACGCAAATACTTGTTAAATGATTTACCGTTATACGGACATGGGCGAAAAAAGATTTGGATACATACCAAATACGAAGTAAACTCGCGGATCTGGAAAGATTTTTCTTCGCGTAATACAACCGATTTAAATCAACCCTATCTACATTTGACTATAAAATCGATTATCGAACATTGTGGTGACGATTTCCACATTTGTCTAATAGATGATAAGTCATTTAGTAGTTTATTACCTTCGTGGGATATTGAAATAAATAATATAGCGGAACCGATGAAACACTATTATCGTGAATTGGGTATATTGAAATTAATACATAGTTATGGTGGAATGACTGTTCCCAATTCATTTGTGTGTTTACGCAATTTAAAAGGATTATATGAGGATGGTACGGATGGAAATATGCCATTTGTGTGTGAAAGTATAAATAAAACCCGAAATTTATTAAAGCAACCCATAACAAGTCGATTTATTCCCGATACGTATTTTATAGGTGCGGACAAAGATGATGAGGTAATTGCTGAATTAATAGAGAAAGTAACTAAAATGCATTCGAAAGGTCATTTTAGCAGTGAACCTGATTTTAAAGGAACGGTCAACCAAATTCTATGTGATAATATAGAGAACAATAAAATGAATTTAATAAGTGCGTCTGCTGTAGGAGTAAAAAACAACAAAGATAAACCAATATTATTAGAGGATTTAATGGAAGAAGGGTATTTGAAATTGCACCCAGAAGCATATGGTATCTATATTCCTAGCGATGAATTATTGCGCCGTCCCAAATACCAATGGTTTTCGGTATTATCGTCAGAGGAAGTATTAAATGCGAATATTTGTATATCAAAGTATATAACACTCGCTATATCTGATAGTATGGATGAGTATAAACCAAAGAAGAAAATGCGAAGCGTAGCGACCCTGTAATTCTTCAAATGTGTATAATATGAAAACATAAACCACATTTTTCATATTATAATTTGGAACGACTGTATGGGAATACAGTAGAACAATTGTGACATTTGGTGATGTGAATATGTTTATTGTCGTCAATGCTTGACGGAACGAGTGTTTCATAATAGCTATGTTTACATTCAGACATAATTTTTGTATCGATTTGTTGAATAAATGAATCTAACATATATTTAATTGTATTGGAATCTTCATTATGATTGTGTATTTTCGGTGTTGGACAAGATAACTTAGTAGCAACAATATTGTCTCTTAATGAATAGAGCGTTTCAATGGTAGAAGATGACGACATCTGGATGTATAGTGATATACAATAATTTTTATGTTGTTTTTCTATACACATAACAATATTCAAATGTGTAAAAAGGTATAGAGATAACACTGCAACTTATGTAAAAACATACCACATTATGAATGATAACAATGAGGTTGATGAATATAAAGATTCAATTTATAATTCGATAGATGATTTGATTGGTGAATACCAAAATGATTCTTATATGAAATCGAAATTACAATCATATATATGTAATCAGTTACCGAATGTGTTGGAACATTTAAAACAAAATCATGAACAGCGAGTGGAACGTATGGAAGAACTAACCGCCGAACAAGATGTATTTATACAGAAGTTTATGAATGAAAACCTATATTATTACATCTCGGCCACTGATAATTATTTTGTATATAACAATCTTCAATACCAGGTAATTAGCGAAGACGATATATTACATCATATATTAAGTACGATAAGTAAAGGTCGAAATTTAATGTCTTGGAAACAAAAAACCCGAATGAATATAATGAAGCGTATACGCGAAAACAGTTTAATAAAAACTATTCCTGAGACGGAGACAATTCAAAGTGTAATCGAATCATTGTATCCTGCTCTATTTTCAACCAAAAACGAAACAAAGTATTTTTTAACCATATTAGGAGATAATATACTTCGTAAAAATACAAATTTAATACATTATATACATCCGGTAGCAAATACATTTTTACGCGATTTAAATAATATATGTCAGTTTTTAATGGGAGTTCAATTATCGCAGACTTTTAAGAATAAATACTACGATCATAATTATAGCGACTGTCGTTTATTGAATATAAATGATAATATACAACAAGAACACGTGAGAAATTATTTGATTAATAATATGGCATTGGATATTATGGCAGTAGCGTGTCATTATTCGGCGAGGTATGGTTCATCTGATGAATATATTTTGAATTCAAGTAATTTGTCACTAAATAATAGTGTATTATACTTGAAAAACACTTCACCTACATCGTTAGTATTGAATTTTGTAACAGATTACATCGATATTTCACAAGAAAATCAATTGATTGACATAACAGATAATAACCGTTCTACAATGAGAACGCCCTATATTAGTTGGAATAATATGCAGTATTTATGGCGACACTATCTGAATAGAAAAGAATTACCACCGATTATGTTTTTACAAACATTCAAGACAATTGTAACTGATAAATTAAGAACATATTATATTGAAGACCAAGATTTATTCAAAGGAATATGTTGTAAATATATGCCATCGATCGAAAAATTCCTATCATTTTGGGAGGAAACGGTAACCATTGATGAAACTGAAAGTGATATGGAGATAGATGAAGTAGTGACCTTATTTCGTAAGTGGTGTGTTTTAAATAATGACACGTTCCCAAATTTAAGTGATAAACAAATCATAGACTTGATTTCTTATTATTTTCCATCCATTGAAATAGACCGTGACAAATACATTACAGGTATTCGTTGTTCTTTATGGGATAAACATATGGACATTCAGACTGCGTTAAATAGTTTGAAAGAGATATTACGCGAAAAACATACGACTACAAATCGCGCGAGTTCACCTAGTTCGATCTATGATATTTCTATATATGACACCTATATCTATTATTGTAAGATGTATTCAAATAATCGTCAGGACAAGAACGATAAATTGATTGTAAGTAAGAATTATTTTGAAAAATACGTGTTGGAAAACATGATGGATTATATTGTGGATGAAAAATACATTTCAATGGATTGGTATTTGGTCTAATTCGATTAGACGTGTGTATGAGATATACAATAGAAGGTATATCTCATATTAGAAAGGATCTAAAAATTTACTTGCGACTTTTCTTGGTTTTGTTCATTTTAATCTTCATCTTAACTGGACCGAATTTACCTTTTTTGGCGGTATAACCGTGTTTCTTAAGACGTTGTTCTTTCTTTGCGGATTTATGTTTCTTTGCCGAAACAATACGCCCCCATTTGTTTTTTAGTAAACTATTCGTAACAAGACCACCGCTTGTTTTATACGCAGTACCATTCATGACTTGTGCACGACTTCCAAATAATTCTTCATAATTTTTTCCATTAACGTGGTAAGTACCATCAGATTGACGCGTAGGACGTTTCATAATATATATACATCTGTGAGAAAATAAATTGTATTTGACTAAATGAACCAAATTACCGAATAAAACCCCGTGCAATTTGCGCGTATCGCATTCTACACGAAATTTGCGGATTGTTTGTGCTAGTAGTAACTTTCAGGTAATCAATATTATTATTATTACAAGAGGAAGTATTGATAACTCCATTCGTCCGCGTAGTCCCATTTTCGCAAAATTTTTTGATATCAAACATAGATGTAGGCATAATATTATATATATAGAGAATTACGATATTTTGTTTTGGAAAAATTGAATATATCATATGAATGAAAATAAAGAGTAAATAACAAAGTATATTACTATGTCGTCTGAAACATCTGCACTTGCTAAACAATATCAACGTAAAACCGATAAACAACATATTCTGGATAACCCAGATACGTATATCGGTTCCGTTGAAAATGTGGACGCAAATATGTGGGTATTTGATGATGAACAAAACAAACTGGTCTTGCGGGATATCGAATATATTCCTGGACTATATAAACTATTTGATGAAGGTATTGTAAATTGTCGCGACCACGTGATTCGTATGATACATTCGCCTAACTTGGAAAAAAAATTTGTAACGTATATTAATACAAACATCGAAGATGATGGTACAATCACAATGTCAAATGATGGAAATGGAATCGATATCGCGAAGCATCCTGAGTATGACTTATGGATCCCCGAAATGGTATTCGGTCACTTGCGAACATCTACAAATTATAACAAAGACGAAAAAAAAATAGTTGGTGGAAAGAATGGGTTTGGATTTAAATTAGTTCTAATTTGGTCGGTATATGGACGCGTAGAAACAATCGACCATATCCGAGGTCTAAAATACGTTCAAGAATTTCATAACAATTTGGATAATATCACTCCACCTATCATTACAAAGGTACCAAAGACCACAAAACCTTATACCAAGGTATCATTTCGTCCCGATTTTGCAAGGTTGGGTGTGAATGGACTGACATCTGATATGTTAGCCCTTCTAAAGAAGCGTGTATATGATATTGGTGCTGTTACCGATCATTCCGCAAAGAAAATCAAGGTAAGCTATAATGATACATTAGTCCCGGTAAAGAACTTTCAGCAGTATATAGATATGTATATTGGCGGAAAGGACGTTGTGAAGCGTGTATATGAAAATCCGGATGAACGATGGGAATATGCGGTTTCGATATCGCCTACTCACGAATTCCATCACGTATCATTTGTGAATGGTATTTCGACTTCAAAGGGCGGTAAGCATGTAGACTATATTACCGGACAGATTGTTCGTAAGTTATGTGATTATATTGAAAAGAAGAAGAAAATTCGAGTGAACCCTTCCGCAATTAAAGAACAATTGCTGGTGTTTTTGCGATGTGATATCGAGAACCCGTCATTCGACAGTCAAACCAAGGATTGTATGAACACCCCCTATGCTAAGTTCGGATCGACGTGTTCTGTGTCAGACTCCTTTATTGAGAAGGTTGCAAAACTGGGGGTGATGGATACGGCGTGTTCTTTGACAGAAGCGAAGGAGAATAAGTTGGCAAAAAAAACGGACGGTTCCAAGACAAAGTCAGTTCGTGGCGTTGCAAACTTGATTGATGCTAATTATAGTGGAACGACCAAGTCAAAGGAGTGTATCTTAATATTATGTGAGGGATTGAGTGCTTTGTCTGGTATTGTATCTGGGTTATCCAGTGACGACAGAAATACAATGGGAATTTATCCATTGAAGGGTAAGTTATTGAACGTTCGCGGAGAGCAAATAAAGAAAATTGCCGAAAATAAGGAAATTAGTGAAATCAAGAAAATTCTAGGATTAGAAACCGGAAAAGAATATAAATCGATGGATGATGTCCACAAACACTTGCGATATGGGAAGATTATGTATATGACCGATCAGGATTTGGATGGGTCGCATATCAAAGGTTTGTGTATTAATCTGTTCCACAGTGAATGGTCGTCATTAGTGAAGATACCTGGGTTTATCTCGTTTATGAATACTCCTATTCTTCGAGCGAAGAAAGGGGCTCAGACAAAGTTGTTTTACAATGATGGTGAATATAACCAATGGAAGGCTACCTTCGCAGATAGTAACCCGTCCGGGTGGACGATTAAATATTTTAAGGGTCTTGGAACATCCACCTCTGCGGAGTTTAAGGAATACTTCGCACATAAAAAGATTGTTGATTTCGTTTATTCGGGGACAATAAGCGACGATTCTATTGACAAGGTATTTAATAAGAAACGTGCGAATGACCGTAAGACGTGGTTAGAGAATTACAACAAGACCTCTTATCTGGATACAAGTCGTCCGTCTGTTAATTATGAAGAATTCATTGATAATGAAATGATACATTTTAGCACATATGACTGTGCACGATCTATACCGAATATGGTGGACGGGTTGAAGACATCGTTACGTAAAATCTTATTCTCCGCATTCAAACGAAGATTAACCAGTGAAATAAAGGTCGCACAGTTCTCTGGATATGTATCAGAGCATAGTGCGTATCATCACGGCGAAGCCAGTTTGAACGGTGCCATTGTAAATATGGCACAGAACTATGTGGGTTCAAACAATGTGAATTTATTGGAACCAAACGGACAGTTTGGAACACGATTACACGGCGGCGATGATAGTGCATCGGAAAGATATATCTTTACCGCATTGAACCAATTAACACGTCATATATTCCCAGAAGCGGATGATCCGGTATTGACGTATTTGGATGATGATGGGACACTTGTAGAGCCCGAGTATTATGTTCCTATTATTCCATTTGCGTTAATGAATGGTATTTCTGGTATAGGCACGGGGTTTTCGTGTAGTGTTGCGTCATACGATCCAAAGGCGGTTATTGATTACTTGAAAGCAAAGTTGACAAACAAGACAGTAGATAGTTTAGATTTTGTCCCTTATTATGAGGGGTTTAAAGGTACAGTTACTAACATCGCAGAACAGAAGTATTTGATTAAGGGAATCTATGAAACGGTCGGTGAAGACAAGATACGTATTACAGAATTACCGGTTGGAACGTGGACCATGCCGTATACCTCTTTCTTGGAATCCTTAGTAGATGGTGCGACCAATGATAAGACTGGAAAAAAGACCGCTCCCTCAATCCGCGATTTTACATCGGTCTCAACAGAAGTGTCGGTCGATTTTACGATTGTATTTCCGCGTGGAAAACTGAGCGAGTTGGAAGGGTCAATAGATGTGAACGAATGTAATGGTGTAGAAAAGTTATTGAAACTATTTACTACTGTTAGCACCACCAATATGAATATGTTTGATTCTGACTGCAAACTACGTAAGTATAACAATCCCGTGGAAATTATAGAGGACTTTTATAAAATCCGTTTGGGACTCTACCAGAAACGTAAGGATTATCTTGTACGAGATATGGAAAAGAAGCTTGTGCGATTATCAAATCGTGCGAAATATATTCAGGAAACTCTCACCGGGTCAATTGACTTGAGGCGAAAAAAGACACAAGAAGTCACTGAATTACTAAACGGAAAGGGATATAATCTCATTGACGGAGATTATAAGTATTTGGTGAAGATGCCGATGGATTCTGTAACGGAAGAAAATGTAGATACGATTATGAAGGAAAAGGCAACAACCGAGACAGAATTAGAAATATTGAAGAAGACCTCTCTTGAAAAGATGTGGATTACTGAACTGAATAACCTTGACAAAGAATATACCAAATATAAGACAAAGCGTGAAAAAATACAACAGGGTAGCGGTAACACTAAGCAATCTGCTACTACCAAGAAGAAGGTAGTAAAGAGGATTGTAAAGAAGTAAACTCGTTTACACCGATGAAGATTTAAAATGTGACAACCACTAAAAGTGTTTGCCTTTTTTAATTCAGTTATCGGTAACGTTCTCCTTTACGATTTTCATAAAACAATACAATATATAAAATTGAATCTTTTTTACCACACCATTACCTATATCATACTAAAACTAAACTAAAATGACAACAATGTTAAATAGAGGAACCCATTTTATAAAGTTGCGTGAATGGATTCCGTTGGATAAATTGATGTGGGGAGAGTTGTCAAACTATCACAATAAAGTGACTTGGGGAGAGTCGTCAAACAATCACAGTCCAAATGCGATTCATATCTTGGAACAAAACTTGGATAAAGTGAAGTGGACTGAATTGTCTAGAAATCCAAATGCGATTCCTATCTTGGAAAAGAACTTGGATAAAGTGAAGTGGTATGATTTGTCTAGAAATCCAAATGCGATTCCTATCTTGGAAAAGAACTTGGATAAAGTGGATTGGTATGGGTTGTCTAGAAATCCAAATGCGATTCATATCTTGGAACAAAACTTGGATAAAGTGAAGTGGACTGAATTGTCTAGAAATCCAAATGCGATTCCTATCTTGGAAAAGAACTTGGATAAAGTGGATTGGTTTGGATTGTCTGAAAATCCAAATGCGATTCATATCTTGGAAGAAAACTTGGATAAAGTGATTTGGACTTGGTTGTCTTGCAATCCAAATGCGATTCATATCTTGGAAGAAAACTTGGATGAAGTGAGTTGGTGGGGGTTGTCTTGCAATCCAAATGCGATTCATATCTTGGAAGAAAACTTGGATAAACTGTATTGGGAAACTTTGTCTCGCAATCCAAATGCGATTCATATCTTGGAAGAAAACTTGGATGAAGTGAATTGGAGGGAATTGTCTGAAAATCCAAATGCGATTCCTATCTTGGAAAAGAACTTGGATAAAGTGGATTGGTTTTGGTTGTCTAAAAATCCAAATATATTCACATACAATTACAAGGCTATGAAAGATAGAATGTGTCGTGGTGGAATTAAGGAAGACTTGATGAAAGACCGATTTCATCCAATAAACCTAGATAAATTCAAAGGGTGGGGGTTTGAGGTGTATGACGATGATGAATAATACTATACTTGTTAATAATAGTTAGCAACCTGCGTGTGGATGTGGTTGGCCTGGTGGAATATATGTAAGAGCAGGTCGTTTACACCTTATTTTCATAAAAAAAATACAATATGTACATATTTTTTATGATGAAACCCGAGTAGGTAATTTACTTTTTCAACGCGAAGAAGTATCGAATGATCTTGTTCTGACGAACACGCGTATAATTGAAATCAAATAACGTTTTTTGTATCGGGTTCTTTGGTTGTATCAAGTTTTCGTTTATGGTATGATTTTCTATTAATTTCTCTTATTTTGTCCCTATTTTTGTCAGAATAGGTCTTCATTGCGTTTTTTCTACCTAATTTGACCTTTTCTTGGTAAGCAATTAGTTCTTTAATTTCATTATTGGTAGTCATTGTATTATATATTAATAGTATATCTGGTTACTAATAATATATTAGAATATAAATAATTCAATTTTTTGATACATCGCGTTTTTGTTCATCTACAAACGTTCGCTCTACATAAAACACAACAGTCGCCACTGTTCTTGTTATGTAACAGATTGGTTGCGAAACAAGATACACACGTTTTATGATTACACGCGGATATTACGACATTCGTGTCTCCAAGTTCAGAAAAGCAAACAGGGCATGTATCTATGTTTTCATCACTAGACATATTTGTCAAATCATTCAAGAGAACATTGCATTTTTGTATAGAATTAGATAATTCCGGAAGGTTTATTTTTTCAGGAGAGTATAATGATAAGTCAGACAAGTTGTCTATATTGTGCGGTAGTCTATGTTTACGTCCAATATATTCTGGTTTTATGTTCGACTTCAAATACAGATTTACATCTATATCTAAGGAAGTCATTTTTGGAATGTATTTGATTATACTATTATGATATTATGATAGTAAAACAGTTGATATGTAAAGTATTTCAATTTTATGTTTTTCTTGTCACCCGACATCTCGATTTATTTGGGGAGAATATCCGTATTTTCCTTTGTAGGATATGTATAATATATTTTCTCAGACGCTTTTTCAAATAAAAGTTCAACCACGCCACAAAATTCATTGTTGTAATTAGGATACTCGATTGTTTCATTATGAAGACACTTACCTAAGTCAGTAATCGTTTTGTCTCTTTGTATTTTGATATAACTTTCACCCACCTTGATATTATGAATATCCATACCATATTTGATAAGAATGTCGTTGTAATCAAGATGTAACATATTTGAATATTCACTACTCATTGTAATTTTTACAGAGGTATATTTTATCAAAAAAAAGAATCAATTTTACTATAAATTAGGAAGGAATGTTTTTTGATTCTTCATTTTGTTTGTAGTAATGTTTTTTTGCGTTTTCACGATTTTTCTGTTTGAATGATACATCATCCTTCTTTTCCTTGTATTTATCTCGCATAGAGGCATTGTATTTATCGCGATTTTTTTCACGCCAGTTTTGAGTAGCTTTATTCCTCCACATTTTAACCTTTTTATACTTTTCTTCCATATATCGTAGTCGCTCTAACTCAGCATCATCGATAGTTGTCATATTGTCTTTGTTTTCAGGTGTATTACATTGTTATCGCATCGAAGACCTTCTTCAATTTTTCATGATGTCTCTGTTTAGATGCGTTGGCGATAGTTTGAAATACCGACTACTTCTCAATGAATTCAAATCAAAAGACCGCATTATCAATTGGGTACATAACCCGAATATAACATTTGCAATATTTCCACCAACATGAATCATAGATTGACTAAACGTCCCTAACCAAGAACTGGTATTATTTAGTATATGTCCTAATGGATATAAACTCGCGGCGATTGTCATAAGTATCCAGTATTCATACACGTATTGTAATCAAATCGCACAATGTAATTGGTAAGTAATATACAATTTATGTGATTAATATATAATTATTATATAAATATATATTAATGAACACTCATCAAAACGCTGTTGGAAAACCGACAAAAAGACAGACAAGACAGAGAAGAGGGACAAAAAAAAATCCCCCCATTCGGGCAATTAAAAATGGAGACACAGAACACGTGGAAAGCCCAATGGATAATAATGGACCATTCGGCGGAAAAAGAAGAACCAAGAAGTCCAACCCCGATAAATCCAAAAGGAAAAGTCGTTCAAAAAATCAACGAGGCGGAGGCGCCGGTTGCTCAAGTATAGGACGTACCACTTACCCAGACTACTTCCGCTACGACGTCCTCTACAAGCAGTTACTTGAAGAAATTAGTGGTAACAAATCACAAAAGGTGGTGGCAAATCTGATATTGGAGTATGAAGCTCTTGCGCTTAGTTTGGAACAGTCGGCTCTCGACCAAGCAAGTGTACTGGGACACACAAAAATCGTGGAAATGCTACTGGAGAAGAGTGCTGAGTTGGCGCCGGGCAATGGTGGCTGGGTTCTCGCGTCGTCAAGTCACAGAGGAGACAAAGATATCGTGGAAATGCTATTGAATCGTGGAAATATTGATGTGAATGCGACGGAACATTATTTTAAGGATACGGCTCTCCATCGGGCAAGTGTAATGGGACACAAAGATATCGTGGAAATGCTATTGAATCGTGGAGCTGATGTGAATGCGATGAATATACGAGGCGAGACGGCTCTCCATCGGGCAAGTTTAATGGGACACAAAGATATCGTGGCAATGCTACTGGAGAAGAGAGTTGATGTGAATGCGATGAATAAACAGGGCAAAACGGCTCTCGATCTGGCAAATGATGGAAAATACACAGAAATTGTAGAATTAATAGAGCAACGGGATAAAAAAAACTTTTACGATTTACAAAGGGATGTACGAGACCGAGACCAGGACAAAAATACCGCTACAAAAACAGTGTTCGGCTTACCATCTGGAACAGGACCAACTGACTTAATAACAGGTTTTATAGGTGGAAAAAAGAATAAACCTAGCAAAACAAAAAAGACAACAAAATAGACATAGAAAACGGATATCGTCTCGTTCTCTATGAATTCAAATCAAAGACCGCATTATCAATTTGGTATATAACCCGAATATAATATAACATTTGCAATATTTCCACCAACATGAATCATAGATTACATAATATGTGATAAAAAATTCAATTTTTCAACGAAAAATCGAATACTTTGCCATCGTCTATAAAAATCGAATTAAGGGAAAATGGAAAATAAAAGTAATTAAAAAATAAAATTGTATAGTATAATAGAATGTCTGAACTAGGATTAATTGACCATACCGACGTAGTAGATATGCTAAGTCTTACTTTTTTAATATATGATTATGGAAAATCGGTTCCATATGTAACTGGTGATACCATAGAACAGTTTGTTTCACGAATAAACGTAAGCGACGAGAGTAAATTAAGCGACGAGAGTAAATTAAGTGATGAAAAACAAAATGCTGTAAAGCACCTAACTGAAAATATAATAGACGGTCAAATAAAAGAATTTATAAGCGACGAAGATACAGATTTACAAGCAGGTATTACAATAAGTGATACGAATAAAAGAATAACCATCATATTTAGAGGCAGCGAATCAGCGTATGATTGGTATTATGATATGAATTTTATTAAAAAACGCATTAATGAAAAGGAAGATGTATGTGTGCATCGTGGGTTTTATAACCAATTAACTACCAATAATAATCATGAAAAATTAACACAAAAAGTAAAAGAATTATTAGAAGAGCATCCAGATTACCAGGTATATGTGTGTGGTCATAGTTTAGGTGGCGCATTATGTACGTTATATGGTTATATGTTATCACACGAAATTTCTCAACAGGTTACAGTAGTATCATTTGCGAGTCCTCGTGTTGGTAATTATGGATGGAAACAAAGTTTTAAATCAAAATCCAATTTAACACATTATCGTATTACCAATAGCAATGATATAGTTACATCATTTCCGTCTATACTATATTATCATGTAGGTAAAAACATTCGTTTAGAAAAAAATGCGTCGCCAACATTTTTCTTAAACCGAAAATGCGGTTGGTGGGACTATTCTACATTTAAATGTAATAGCGTAACAGATCATTATTGTGGCGAATATTATAAACATTTGATAGATAATAAATGGTGATTAGATCGGTTATATATATTTTTTCGTTCAAGTTCGTGGTTTTTTGTTTGTGTCCGGCGTTTTACCAAAACATTATCTAATATATCATCCATATCCGACATATCCATCCAGGTCAATATTATTACATAATATGTGATAAAAAATTCAATTTTTCAACGAAAAATTGAATACTTTTTTAGTTACAAAAGAATGAATAACCAACTAACAAATTACAATAGTAAAATTAAACGAACATGTCCAAGACAAATACATTGAAGTTATATATTCCCCGAATGTTGGGATATGTGACTGTGCAAGATTTAAAGAACACATTTCATGATATGAATATCGGCAAAATCACATATTGCGATCTTCATAAAAAAATCAATGAGAAAAAATATTCCTATTCGTATGTATTCTTTAATGTAGAATTATATAATACATCTCAATCAAAGAAGTTTGTGGTGGAATTAAACAAACAGTATATCATTAAGTTGGTATATGACGAAGAAGCGGGGCAATATTGGGAGGTGAAGAAACACGTAAATAAAGATTTAAGACCAAAAATGGTAGTAAATCTTGCGAATATACCCGTGTTTTATCTAGAAGCGAAAGACGAGAAGAAAGATGAGAAAAAAGAAATAGTAGTAGACATAGAAACAAATTCAATTGATAAAAAGATGGTGGTGGATGAAACCAGTTGTAATGATGATTATGATACAATTATGAACCAGATTTATAATGAAAATACAAGGGATTATTATTATAATCTATGGGAGAACCAATATGACCTCTGGTCGAAAAATACGATTTCTCTATAGATTGCAAATAAAAAACAAAAAAAAATAAAAAAAAAAAAAAATAATAACCAAACAAAAACAAAAACAAAAACAAAAAAAAAACAAATAACAAATAACAAATAAAAAAGCTTTTCCGTGAGTTTTTTTATCAGGTGGAAATGTATACAAATATTTAATGAACAAATCATTTAATTTAGATAAATTCAAAAAGAATTTTCATACGATAACCAATTTAAACAAAGAAATTTTACGTATGAAAAATACAATACAGACCAAATTATCCCATTTGAAAACAGTATATAGCGAGTTATCGAAAAAAAACAATAAGAAAATATTTGTCTTTTGTTTGGATTCTTTTTTCTTTCAATATAGAGCATTTTCAGTTGAAATGGACAATCTGGATAAATTCCGAACGCTGTTATCTAACCGTATGTATTGCGACTATTACAAACTTTATAATTTGGTATCTACATACATTAAAGATAATTCTGCAGACTTGAATGGAGACGAACTAGAATATAAAAGTTTCCCTATTTATAAGGATTTGGATACAAGTCATGAGTATTCAAACGAAGACATATCAAGTATACATAATATGACTTTACAATTCGTGAACCATTTAGAAATGAAGTACGAGAATACGTGTGAGAAGATAACAAACTATAATGATAAAAATCGTGGCGGGTTCTCTGTATCTAATTTTTTAAATACATTGGACTTTGAGAACATGATTTTAAAACAACAAATAACATTGTATGTGAATTATATATCTTTTTTTCATGTTTCACAAAAGAAACAATTCACACGCCTTTTAACAAAACTGCAAGAGTTTGATGCAGAGGTTGAAGAAAATATTAATGTAAATTTCATGTCCTCGATTGATGACATTGATGATTCTGAACCAATGAATGAATTTTATTCCATGGACGAAACCAGCGATACACATGAAACAATAGAGAAGGATGATGTGGCGATTAAAAAACCGGATGTGACGATTAAAAAACCGGATGTGACGATTAAAAAACCGGATGTGACGATTAAAAAACCGGATGTGACGATTAAAAAACCGGATGTGACGATTAAAAATGATGATGAGTCAGTTAACGGTGATTCGAACAAAACGAATGAAACATTTAGCGACAATAATAATGATTTTTGAATACAATACGTAACCCGAGTAACGAGTAAAATATAATGAAAATAATAATACAATTGTGATTTTGTGATTACAATTTTATTTCAATAGATAATATATATATCCTATCCATATGAATGACGAAAAAAATGAGAATTTAGCAAAAACTGTCAATACAAATATAGACAAAATAATCCCCGATAAACCCGATAAACCCGATAAACCCGATGATAAGTTGATAAAAAAGGATGAAATCAAAATCAAGTGGTCTATCGATAACGAACAAATACTGGTAGAGTGGTGTGATGTAGCCCAATGTTATAAATGGTTAAATTTACGTTCACACGGGAAATATTCTACTTGGCATGCGTGGTTTACAATACCGGCGATTATTCTTTCTACTATAAGTGGAACAGCATCGTTTGCCCAGGCTACTTTACCTGATACAGTAAAACCTCTTGCCCCAGCTGTGATCGGTTCAATCAATCTGGTGGTAGGTATTTTAGGAACAGTGCAACAGTATTTGAAAATATCTGAATTGAATGAGGCTCATCGTGTTTCAGCAATATCGTGGGATAAATTCGCAAGAAATATAAAAATCGAACTGACAAAGAAACCACTCGAAAGAGAAGATGCCGGAAATTTTATAAAAATATGTAGACAAGAATATGATAGATTGATGGAAACCAGTCCACCTATTAGTGATAAGGTTATAAGCGAATTTAATGGTAAATTTAGTGGAAAACCTGGAACTGACAAACGTTCACGTTTTGATAAATTAAGAAAACCAGATATATGTGATACAATAGTGAGTTTGGATGAGTCGCGAAATAAATGGTATGATGAAATATTAGATGTGGTTGATAGTGCTCAAGACGCTGCGATGCGCGAGAAAGATAACTTTATTCTCCAACAACAAATGGAATTAACTGAAAAACGCGAAGAGATTGTAAGACAAACCAGTGCACGAAAAATAATTATCGATGCCAAAAATAGTGAGGTCGAAAGACAAATTCGAATCAATAAAGAAAACGAAAGAAAATATACAAAGTCAGTAGAAGAAATAACGATATACATAGATCGATACATCGATACATATAATAGAAAACCAACTCACGATGAACTATTTGACAATTTAGATGACCAAATAGATAACGTCCATCTAATGAGATTTATAGCAGAATATACTGCTATTGAAGAAGTGTAATTATATTTCACATATAAAATTCGGGTTTAGTGAACTACAATAAGTTTGGGTGTTACGGTTAAAAAATACTACTGGTTCGTTTACAATGAAAGACATATATTCTTCTTGCAATTCAGGTTGCAATACATATACCGCGTTTTTATTAAATACGACATATCTTTTGATATTATCAAATACATTATTTATTGGGTTCATAGAGAACAAGTATACTTCACCTAATAATGGATGTGTAACATTTTCTACCATAAGAATGAAACTATTGTCTTGTGTATCATCGGTTTCATTTGAATAAATATTAGATAAATTTTCATATTCACCTTGACATATATATCCAATAATGGGTGTTTCGATATGGTCGTCATTATCATCGTATATATGTAATATGTGTTGATTTTTAGTAAAAAGTGTATATATAGTTTCTGAAAGAGGAACGTTTTTTATAGAATTTGTTATAATTTCATTTACAATGCCCCAATCATATTTGTTATCTATGTGTATATTTAGATTTTCAACTGTCAAGTCAAATATAACTAGTATATGATTTTCATTTTCAACAAATCCTCTATATAAATTATCGGCTTTGTCTTTGTCTATTCCGGTGATGGCGTGTATATGTTCTCTACACGTGTTAAAAAACACATCTTCTTCTTCTTCTTCTTCATCGATTGGTTGTATAGTATTATTCTCCTCATCCTCATCCTCATCTGTATCATTACCTCCAATCATACTTGGTTCGGTAACTAATACATTATTTTTCAGTTTAAATGAAGGTAAAATATATTGTGAATTGTTATTTTGAAATAGAAATTTCAAGAATGGATTTACTGTGTCATCAATTAAAGTAACTAAACATATATGAATTGTATATTCGTCTTCGATGGAACGATTTGTATAAAAGTTTTTTGTTAACTGGTTTTCAGTCAAATATCGGTATTCTTTTTCTGACGACATATTACTCTATACATTATACACAAATATTATTTGTTGAAATAACACATTGTAAATAATATAGAGAGTGGTGGGTATTATATGATATACTACAACCAGACGATTGTATTTTAAATAGTAAACTATTAAAATGGTTAATAACTACGATGGCGAGGCATACGAAACCTATTCTCTTGCGGATGAATCATATGAAAGTGATTCGTCAAGTGAAACGAGCAACAAAGTAGTAAATCCCAATATTTATTCCAAACGAAATAACTATAAAAATAGTGACCCTGGATATCATAAGATATCGTTTCGTAGTAAAAAGAAGAAGGTAAAGCAAGAATTTTATTCTACTTGTATGATGCCTGGTACTAAAATTAGAAATGCGATAACTGGGTATTATGAGGATGTTTCTGTAGGTAGTATGCACGAAAATTTATATTTTAAGGTAATCGATACAAGTTGTCGGTTTGATAAAATAAATACGCCATTAATTTTCTTTTATGAAAGTCCTGAACAATATGAGCGACATAATAATAGTGTTCTGAATGATGAAACAAAGCAGATTTGGAATGAAAAGTATGAATTTACACAAAAACAGATGAAAGTTTAGGGAAAATAATATACATAATATATAAAGTAACATTTATATTATGTATGAAAACCAAATACCTCCTATAGATTATGTATTAATTACAATATTGTCATCAGTGCTTGCATATTCTACATATAATCAAGAATCTGATGTAAACGAAGAAGAAAAAGAACCATCACTTCTTTCAAACTTGACCGGTTCTGCTGACGAGAAACCAAAAGAAGAACCATCATTTCTCTCAAACTTGACTGGTTCTACAGACGAGAAACCAAAAGAAGAACCATCAATTCTCTCAAACTTGACTGGTTCTGCTGACAATAAACCAAAAGAAGAACCATCATTTCTCTCAAACTTGACTGGTTCTACTGACGAGAAACCGATTGAAAGTAGTATAGAAAAAACAGATAATAAGATTTTCGGTGGTAAAACACACAGACGAAAAAAACAGACGAAAAAAAACGTTCATAAACTAAAGTAACTTCATACAACGATTAAAAAATTCTTTCAATTTGGTTTTATCACTTCCGGAATGAAATTCATTCGGACAAAAGTCAGTATTATCATCGGAATAACATAGTATAGCCGGAATACCCGAAATCATTTTTTTTGTTTTCAAGTAAGCATAGACGTCAAAGTTATTATCAATATCGATAATAGCACATTGGACGTTATCTGGCATGGTATCAAATGCTTTTTTTACATCATCTTCAATTAATTTACATGGACTACACCATTCGGCACCAAATTTTATAATTAATAGTCCCGGGTTCTCTAATAGCAAGTCATTAAAGTGTTTACGGTCGCGAATTTCGGTGATAATATCACGAGGCATGGTAGTAGAATAGAATGATAATATATATTTATCCCTTTTACGATAAAAATATATAAAACATATTCTTTTCAATACAATATATTGTTTATGACAACCAAATCACATAATTTAGATATTCATATGTATTCGTTGAAAGACATTTTAGAGTTGTTCAATCTCACATATAATATTTCGATAGACGACATAAAACGAGCGAAAAAACAACTTATACAGACACATCCCGATAAATCAAAATTGCCATCAGAATATTTCTTATTTTATAAAAAAGCGTTTGATATTTTAATTACATTTTATAATAATCAGAATAAACAAAATCAAAAAGTAGATGCGGAGAACAGTGTATATACTCCTTCAAACAACGAAAATAATGATACTACAACGAATCAAATAAAGTCAACCATCAATGATATGTCTAAAAAAGAATTCAATACAAAATTCAATAAATTATTTAATGATAACATGGTAAATAAAATAGATGAAACTAAAAACGATTGGTTTAAAAATGATGATTCGACATTGACAACGGAACAGAATGTGAATCAAAGTAATATGTCGCAAGTATTTGATACTATGAAAGATAAACAACAAGGTTTGGTTCGTTACAGAGGTGTCGAGAACCTTATTGTGAATAATAGAAGTGGCACGAATATTTACGACGATAATGATGACGAGTATGTATATTGTGATCCATTTGAAAAATTAAAATATGATGATTTGCGTAAAGTGCATAAAGACCAAACCATTTTTTCTGTTAGTGAGAAAGATATAAACAAAGTAAAACAATATTCATCAGTCGACCAGTTTATGCGTGATCGTGGTTCTCAAAATGTAACACCAATTGAGAAACATAAAGCGGAACAATATTTATCTAATAATGAAGAACAACACAAACAACGCATTATGCATAAAGAATATGAATCAAACTTACAAACGATGAAAAATCAAGAAAAAAACCAAACCGTGTTATCCAGTTTTTTACATCTGACCAACGGATAATTATCGACGCAACCATTTTTTCTCCATATCCAACATAAGTGGTTTGTAATTAACAACCCGTTTCTCAATATCGCTATAACTTTCATATTGGAATACTGTAGGTGGTATAATCATATACCAAAAATACTGTGGCTGCATCTTTTTCCAATAAATATCCAAACTATATAATTTCGTTTTGGTGGGTTCTCGAATTAACTTTTCAACACTTTCTTTGAAGTTTCTAATAAAAATATCATACATGTTTCTTTTCAATACGTATCCAGTTGTTGTTTGTGAATTTAATATGCGGATACAATAATCATACGATTGATGATATGGTGGAACTGTATTTCCGCCCACTACTAAGACGTCCCAATTAATTTGATTGTTTTTATAAAACTTGTTTAGATTTCCTTTAAATAATTCGCGATCTTGAAAAGATATATCGTCTTCACATATGAATACGTGGTCATAGTCACGTTCTTTCGCTATTTCTAAACATTTAATATGACTTAGAGAACATCCAATCGCACCGACATCATTTCGTATTGCTTCCACGCGTTCTCCTTGAATATTCATTTTTTCAAGTTCCTTTTCCACATGCTCTTTTCGGTCAGTCCTTTCGTGTAGATTGATGTATAATGTATTTTTAAACAATTCCATATTGTGTAAAAACAAGTAGTTGCGTTTATTTCATTTTTGTTACATATCATTTTTTACATTTTCCAGATGTTGCGCCGCTCCACATGATCAATTGTTTGATGGTATACTTCCATTTTTTATTCTGAATCACTTTCAACTGCTTCTAACAATACTTCATTATCAACTATCGGTGTCAATGCGGGATTGCTACGATTACCAACCTCTGCAATTTTTTGTTTGACGATATCCACTTTATTTTTTACAGGAACCGTTTGTTGATTCTGTAGAACAATGATAGAACGCAGCTCATTTACTTGTTCTATCAAAGTATTCATTTGGTTTTGTAAAATGGTTAACTCGGCGTGAATTGTCTGTTGCGGGGAATCAATGCGGCCATCAGTTTGTAATGCTTCCATAGTAGGGTTGATTACATTTGACACTTTATTAACGTGAACCGACTGTTGTGATGATGTAGACATGTCATTCGTTTGCAATACATCCAGTGTATGGTCGATTACATTTGACACTTTATCTTCTTGCCAAGACACCTTTTTATCATTAGATGGTTGCAGAGTATCAGTTTCCAATATAACATTCGTCGTATTATCGATTTTTATAGGTGACGCGTAATTCGTTGGATTTATTGGCGGACCATTATATTGCTGTAAATAGGAGTCTCGTTCTGTCATTTGTTGTTGTAACAATTCGTCTATATTCTGTATTGGTTCTTCATCTATTTTCTCACTGAAATCAATGTCGGTCGGTACTTTCTTTTCAACCATTGATGCGTATTCTTGTTCTCGTGATTTGAAATCGTTTGTGTATTGTTGTTCTCGTGTATTAGCAACAATGGGTGGCGTTTCAATATTAGTATTAGGATATGCTGTAGGTGCCTGAAATTGTGGTTCTATATTACGTACAGATTGACTAAATTCGGGCGACGAAGTGTGTATATTTTGAACCATATATGTAAGAGCGTCCTTATTCAATACATTCAGTTCATCGTAGGTTATCTCCTTTTGGTCGAGTTTCTGATAGAAATATTCTATCATTTGTTTAAACCATTCCTCTTTTTTTACAGTGGGATTTGTAACAAAAAATTGGTTTACATATACATTTGAATTCACAATATTCCATAGTAGTTGTTGATTTTCAGGATGTACGAATAATGACATATATGAATGATATAATTATTCAAACGAAATGTTTATATCATTTTTTGTTTTTTTTTGTTTTACGGTTATTATGTTTTGTTTTACGGTTGTTATGTTTTGTTTTACGGTTGTTATTTTTACTACCTCCTCCTTTTTTTTTTTGTAAAATTAGGTTAAATGATTCTTTTTTAAATGGTCGATTTTCTTTTTTATATTTTACTTCTTTATTGTAATCTATATATATTTCCAACATTTCATTATATTGATTGCCAGTTGCTTTTAAATGCCTTTTATATGCTGGTACATTGTCAATTGGTTCTGTTGAATTTTCTTCGTTATATTGTTTTCTTTTCATTTCAAAAAAATCATTTTTTGATATATATTCGTTATTAATGTATTGTGAAGTAGTTTTTTTCAATTCCTTCAAAAACGCAATTACTGGTTTTTGTATAGACTGTTTTGGTAATTTAAAGATTGGACCTCCTGTTCCCATTAAAACTTTTCCAAATAGAAGCTCTTTTTTTTCTTCAGAATCAGACATTTTATATATTTATTTTATCGTTGTAATAAGATGATAAAATAAAAGTTACGATATATCATTAAAATAAATGTTCCGGAACGACGACATATAATCGTCGGATATACGTTGTTTCAAAAACAAATTTATTTTTTCTAACGGATTAGAGAAGTATTCGGTTCCAACTTTATTAGTAAGCATGGTAATATTAAAAAACAACGCATATATACCACATTCACCATCAACCAATTGATGTTCTAGTCCATTGAAATACGTTTTTAGTTTTATAGGTTGTGGCAATTTCATGCACTGTTGTTTTATACGCTTGATCAATGTTTTTATTTCGTTTGGAGTATCATCCGCATTGCTGTCAAAATAAAAAATAAATTCATCTTGTATATCTAAAAACAAGGAAGTCCAATGAGTTCCGGGACCGGTATGTTTGTCTAAATTAAATACCATACCAAATTTTGTTTTACCCTCTTCAATATGTTTACTAATTTGAAACAAACATAGTTCATCGTCAACACAAGAACCTCCATATGCGGATGGTTTGAAATCAAAATCTATCGCGGTGGGACCAAGTAATTTGAAAGTAGGATACGTGTGTTCGTATTGTTGGAGAACATCACGTATATCTCGTGAAGACAACCACCCGCGTTTTCGCGATGACATGTGTTCCGATTTTTTTGGTCGAAATAAATATTTATTTAATTTGGTTTGCAACTTGCTATCAGTTAACACGTTTAGCCAACAATCTTCTTTCGTACAGTTTTTCATTCGTAGTTTCATATCATTCCAAATCTGGACTGGTTCGACTGATAGAATCTTACTATTTTGGTATTGTTTATTATAAGACTCTTTTAATAATAGTAGTGAATCCATTGTTAAGCAACTTCCTTTTACTGGTGTTTTTCCATCTACCAATGGAGCACATTTCGAGTTCTCATTTATTTCAATGGTAGGTAGTTTGAACGTTTTATTTTTTACATTGCGTTTTATTTGTTTTTGTTTTTGTTTTCTTTTTTGTGTGTGTTTCACCATTATATATTTCTTATACATTTTTTCTCACAACTCGTTTTCCACCCCATAAATTATGTTGTGCTACGCTAAATGAGGAGGGTATATCTTCTTCTATATCATGTTCTGTCTTGCTACTATTGTTTTCTTGTATATCGTTATCTTCTATGGTTCCAAATAATGTGTCTGTGTCTGTTTCATATGAATCACTGTTATCGAATTCCTTCATTTTGAAATGGGATACCAAACATTTAACATAATCATTAAACGTTTCATTGACATCGGTAGTTATTTGCAAGGACGTATTATCAAGAAGTTCATTCGTTAATTTTAAAATACGTGTTTTATATTTGGTAATGGAATCGTAATGTTCTCTTATTTTGTTGTTTAGTTCTGGATTCGTTTGCGAAATATACTTTTGATACGTATTTTTATTCATAAACAGTTCGAGTGTTAATTTATTAAGATATTCGTTTTTTGCGCCGGATTCAGTATCGTTTGATTCTATTTGTGTGGTCGATTCAGCATCGATTGTTTCGTTTTTTGCGCCGGATTCAGTATCGACTGTTTCATTGTTGTTGTGAATATTAAAATTCGCTTTGTTATTCTCGTTATCTTTTTCTATAATGTTCTCTTCGACCATGATAATAAACTATTATATGGTTACAAAATATTATCAACGAATAAACGAAATGACAATCTAATATGATATTATGATTTAGAGATAGTATAAAAATATTGTTATATGATATAGATTAATAAAATGAGTAGTTCAGTATTAGGTGGTCCTTATAATGGATATTCTGCAAAGCAAACAATTACAAGTTATAAATCAGGCGAAGAAGCAACATCAAGAAGTGTATTACGTAAAGGTTGGAACAATGAAAACGCGCAAGACAGTATAAACGGACACGCACGCGTTATAACACCATTTAGAGCGGTGAATAATTTAGGTGATTATCTTTCTCGTCAAAACTATGTATGTGGGGGGCCGAACCAAGTGAATGCGAGTAAACCTGGAATGAAGGGGCGTATTGGGTCTATCATATCAAGTTGCGATGGTACAGGTGTTGATGCCGCATCGTGTAATCCTAAATTTGTTTCCGATTCTTCAGATTATATCCGTTTCAAAAAACAACAATCGACCGTTCGTAACTACAATGATGTAGCAAATGGTGGAGACGAGTCAAATGCCTCGTATGTTGACTTAATGCGTGTTCGACGTTAAATAATGCATAACCTATCGGTAAAATAAATCTGTAAATAATGTATACCCAATAGTTACAGATGTTTAAGAAAATGTTTAGTATTCAAAATATAAATAATGGTGCGTTAAGTGTCGCAGGTGCTATGCCACAAAAAGATAGTACAAGTTCCAATGAAAGTCAGTTTCAAATGAGTCGTAAGACATATGTAGAAACTGAACCAATCGTCCAAGGAAAGAAATGGATGGGTGGGTCTAGGGACGCATCTGATGTTTCAAGAAGAAAGAGAACCATTGCGGTTGGAAAAGGAACAAATACTGAAAACGGGACACCCCTGTCTTTTACTACATACAAAGATGTAAATACAACGAATGACGCGATACGGCGTGTGAGGTCTGGTGGAGCTGTAGCACCTGCGAAAAAAAACGCAAGTAAAATAAACCCATTAACGCCATTTTAAGAGAACACAAAAACAAAAAATGTCACTTATATGTATAGAATGTATACAAACTATTTAGCTGAGTTTTTAGGAGCGACATTTTTCGTATATGTTATTCTTGCAACAGGAAATCCAATCGCAATTGGTGCGTCTCTCGCCCTAGTAATCCTGATAACTGGTAATATATCGGGTGGGCATATAAACCCCGCTGTATCTATTGTAATGGCATCTGCTGGCAAATTACCAACTGCTGAGATAGTTCCATACTGTTTAGCACAAATATTCGGTGGTTTAGTAGCCCTTGAATTATACAAACGTGTTAAGATGTAACGATAAACAATAAACAATAAATTTGATTGAATAATACAGTTAGTTATTCAATCAAACACAAATTTATTTGAACTTATAGAGAACCCGATAAAAAACAAACAAACCAACAACCGCTACAGAACTAATATATATACGTGTAGTTAAAGAACCATTTGAATCAAACCATACTTCGGTTTCACTAGTAGCATCGGATACATCGACATCGACATCGTCACTGTTATTTGAAACACTTATATAGTGAGGTTTGACATCGTCTTTTTTAATAATAACACTATCAATAGGAGATATCGTTTCGGTATATTGAGAACCTACACCTTCCGTTTTGTTGTATGTACCAAGATCATCGACCATCAAATTAATTTCAGTATATACCCGTTTTGTAGGGATATTATCAATAATATTCATTTCGAATGTATATATTATGTAGAGGTTTTTTTACTTTTTTGCTGAACGAATAAAAATTGTATATTTTAGAAAACATAAAGGGTAGTCAATACTATTATATTAGATTAGATATGTGTGGCATTTTTGCATTATTAAATAATGATGGAATCCGTCTTTCACCGAGTTATATTGAAGAAGAATTTATGACCGGTAAAAAGAGAGGACCAGAATTTTCTAAATTGTCACGGGTAATGGTGGGTCTTGACTTTGGATTTCATCGTCTTGCAATTAATGGACTAAATGATATTTCACACCAACCAATACAATATAATAATATTACGTTGATTTGTAATGGAGAAATATATAATTATAAAAAATTATATGAAATGATGGAAGATGTGTTTCCACATACTGATTCTGATTGTGAAGTAATTATTCATTTATATCTAAAATATGGAATAGACCAAACATTACAAATGCTGGACGGAGTATTTGCGTTTTGTTTATTGGATAATACAAACCCTGGCAATGACGCAAAATTATATGTTGCACGTGATCCGTATGGCGTGCGTCCATTGTATATAATGAAACCACTGTTTGAGTCAACCAAAAAAAACGTGGATAATATATACGGATTTGCGAGTGAATTAAAGGTTCTTTGCAATATTAATGAGCGATTAAATGTTGAAAATAGAATTAAAAATGATATCTGGAGATTTGAACATCCGTCTTTTACTAGGAAACATCCGCATTTTACTATAGAACAATTCGTTCCGGGAACATACAATATATTTTCGGTTCCGTGTGATAAACCATCAAATTGGACGTTGACACAAAAAACACGATACCATTTGCCTGGATTCCGAAGTTGTTTATATAACAATAATTCAAATGTGGGTTATATTATTCCCCAAATACAGTCTTATTTGAAAAGTGCTGTTGAAAAACGGTGTGTAAGTACAGAACGTCCAATTGCGTGTTTGTTGTCTGGTGGGCTGGATAGTAGTTTAATAACCGCACTTGTGAATGAGTACCATACAAAACATAATCTTCCAAAATTAGAAACATACAGTATTGGACTGGACGGTTCGGAAGATCTAAAAAACGCAAAGATTGTTGCTGAGTATCTGGGAACAAATCACACTGAAATAGTATTGACAGAACAAGCTTTTCTTGATGCGATACCCGATGTTATTGAAAGTATAGAAAGTTATGATACAACCACCGTTCGCGCGAGTATTGGCAATTGGTTAATTGGAAAATATATTTCAGAACACAGTGAAGCAAAAGTAATATTCAACGGTGACGGCGCAGATGAACTAATGGGTGGATACTTATACGCAAAATATGCGCCTTGTAGTATTGAATTCGACAGAGAGTGCCGACGTTTATTAAAGGATATTCATACTTTCGACGTATTACGTTCGGACAAATCAATCTCATCGCACGGATTGGAACCACGCACACCTTTTTTGGATAGAGCATGGGTCGATTTCTATTTGTCTCTCCCGCACGATATCCGTTTTCATGGAGGAACAGATAAGATGGAGAAATATTTGGTTAGAACCGCATTTTCAGAACGACATTATAAAACGGAAGATGGAAAACAAATATTACCAGAAGGGGTATTATATAGACGCAAAGAAGCGTTTAGTGATGGTGTATCAAAACAAACTCGGTCTCTGTATGAAATTATACAAGAACATACTAAAAAGATGATAAACCCGTTATTGGAAAAAAATTTATTTGATGATATTGAAGATGATAATGACACAATACCAAGTGATGTCTTACAAATGTATCCGGGAATGACTAAATTGAGAGGACACTTGCTACCAACAACTACCGAGCAATTATACTATCGTCAATTATTTGAAAAACACTACAGTGGCTATGGTGAAATAGTACCTTATTTCTGGATGCCCAAGTATATTGATGCGAATGATTCGAGTGCTAGAACACTACCCATCTACAACGCGAAACGTGTAGATGAAGAGTAGTTTATCATAAATTTGTAAAGGAAATATTTTTACAAATTTATTCAACGAATATGTATTGTGTAATCGAATTCTAAAAATCCAAACTCATTTCAAATACATCTTTATCCACGGTTTTATTTGCAAGTGCGTATTCTGAATTAGTGCGCTCAAAGAAATTCACCTTCGTTTCAACACTAATAAGTTCCATAAAATCAAAGGGGTTATGTGAATTGTAAATTTTATCATATCCTAACTGTAAACACAGTCTATCAGCAACAAACTCGATATATTGAATCATCAATTTTGAATTCATACCAATCATACGACAAGGGATAGCCACTGTTATAAATTCTTTTTCAATTTCGACGGCGTCCTTTATAATGTCATATACTCTCTTTTTAGAAACCTTCTTTTCTATTTTAGAATATAGTAGGATTGCGAATTCAGTATGGAGGGCTTCGTCGCGCGAAATAAGTTCATTCGAGAATGTAAGACCCGGCATAAGACCGCGTTTTTTAATCCAATAAATAGCAGCAAATGAAGATGAAAAGAAGATTCCTTCAACCACTGCGAACGCAATAAGACGTGTTGCAAAACTGCTGCGTTTATCATCCAACCACTTTTCCGCCCAATTGAATTTTTTTTGAATACAAGGGTAATTTTGAGTGGCTTGAAATAGCTTATTTTTTTCATTATTATCTTTAATGTACGTATCAATCAACAAACTATACATTTCAGAATGGATTGTTTCGATTGCGATTTGAAACGCATAAAACGCACGCGCCTCAGATGGTTGAACCTCATTCATAAACCGCGTTCCTAGGTTATCCATAACAAGCGCATCACTACTTGAAAAGAATGCCAATATCATTTTTATAAAGTTTCGCTCATCATCAGTTAGTCCATTCCAATCATTTAAATCTTGTGCTAATGAAATTTCGCCGGTATGCCAAAAAGAATCAATTGACCTTTTATACATATCCCATATGTCACTGTGCTGTATGGGAAACATTACATATCTATTCTCGTCGGGTTTAAGCAGTGGTTCTATGAATTGGGTGGGTTCAGTCATTTTGTCTCTAAATAATATAGACAACAGATTTTAATTTGTTTTTACAATTGTATATTTTGTAAATACAATTGTAAATTACAAAACTGACATGGTTTATTCTTATGTATAATCGGAACACTCATCGACTACATAAAAATTGATAAATGTGGTTATTATTATATTATGTAAACTATAGTTTGAGACATGTTCAAATATGCTCCAAAAAATATATCAACCCGTCAGCAATCCAAGTTGTCAAATATTAGAATTAAAAATGACGAATGCGAAGACGAAGATGAAGATATGGATAATTCAACTCGCAAAATTACACGAGAAAATAATCATATCTACTTTCACGCGGAAGTCGATAGGGGAAGCATATTTGAGATGATCGAACATTTACGTAAGTGTGAATTAGAAAATATTATTAATGCGCATAAACTATGCGTGGATGAAATTCCAATTTATTTGCATATCAATTCATTTGGAGGGTCATTATTTGATGCGATGACTGCGATAGATGCGATACAATCGTGTAAAGTCCCAGTTCATACCGTTATTGAAGGTTCAACCGCATCAGCGGGCACATTAATGAGTGTTGTTGGTGTAAAACGGTATATGCGACCGAACGCATATATGCTGATTCATCAATTGTCTGCTGGGGGGGCTTGTGGGAAAATGGCAGAGTTAGAAGATGAATTTGAAAACAATAAAATTTGTATGGACAAAATAAAAGAAATATACAAAAATAATGCGTCTATTCCTAAGAAACAACTTAGTGAAATATTGAAACACGATTTGTGGTGGGATTTTGAAAAATGTAAACTATATGGATTAGTAGACGATGAATGGAAACGAACATAGAATAATACACTCCACATTTACAATGTGACAACTAATTTGAAAATAGAATAAAAAGATAGAAATAATTGTTATTTTTTTTTCATAATATAGTATATAATGCGTTCTACATTCTCTTTACCTAAATTTTTAAAAATGAATTATACATTAAAACCCCTACTTCAAAACCAGTTTATATTATACTTCTTGGTTTTGTTGTCTATCATTCAAGTAAGTATGTTTGTAAACAATTCCGATATGTTATCTTTAGTCATATTTATATTAATTGGTTTCCTAACCACGTTTTTCAGTAAAAATATGATTGTTGTTATGGTAATCGCATTATGTATAACATCATTACTGCGTGTTGGAATAAAAAATAGCACACCCGAAAATTTCGAAGGAGAACAAACCAAAGATGATATACCAAGCACAGATGATAAAAATTCGAATGAAACCACCGATGAAACGAAAGATGAAATGAGCGAAGAAATGCTGGCTATTAAAAAGGAATTGCCGGAATTTGAAGAGACGTACAAAAATTTAATGTCAAATATGGACGAACAGAAACAATTTCTAAAAAATTTACAACAAATGGAACCAATGTTGGCAAAGGCAGAAGCATTTGTGACAAAATTTGACAAATATAACAAAAAGAAAGCATAAAAAAATCAAATAGTATTATAGAAGACAATATATTACTATTTAAAAAATGGTGTTTGGCAAAATATTCAAAGCAATCGGGCAATTGATGATGTTGCCTGTAATGATAGTTAAATTAGTACTACGATTCGATAAAGTGGGTGCAGGTCTATTACTCATAGTAGAAGGTGTGCTTCAAGAGGTGGTTGAGATGCCGATGGGACTAATGTATTTAGGTATAGATCTTGCGGTATTAGTCCAAGCAATCATGTTGTTTAGTGTAACCAATTTCTTTTGTGGATTGAAATTGATGAAAAATTTTACATCGTGTATCATTTTTTACATTCTGGATGTGGTTGGTAAATTATTTTACTTAATTCCTGCGATTATGTTTTATATTTTAGAGAAACTTGGAATGGGTGGATATAAAATGGAAAGAACGATATGGAACAAATTAGAATATTTAGACCGCTTGTCAATCGATTATATTGGCTTTCATATTATTCATTATTCAAAGTCCATCCGCGAAAAGTGTTATAATTGTAAACGATTGAAAACGGGAGCATTTATCAAGAAAACAACCGAACTCGCAAATGATTTGATTGACCCTATACTTCCTATGACAACCGGGGGTCTTATGAAAATGGTAAATGGTTTCATGCAGATTGCGTTTGCGATGACATAAAATATACGATTATTGTATAAAGATGGCAAAAAAATGTCCTCCTGGCGTTTTATGTATTGAAAATATGACTATCGTTTTGCTTATATTAATACTGTGTTTAATGGGATATATTTTATATACACATACATTGAGAATATCACAACCCACGAACAAAGAGACTTCCACTGTAATTATTTCACCGCCCAATATGTCAAATGATATTTTAGGTGATCCATACAAACCACCATTAAAAGACAATGGTTATTTTCATACATCCAATTCAGGTGATATACGCGGTGGTATTCCTGTCAATATTGAAACAAGAGGAACAGGTATGGATTATCAACAAGTTGGTATTCTAACACGGTCTGGAAACAATGATATGATTCTTCCATTGATGGGACGTCGGTTAATGACTGGAAGAGACAATTGGCAATATTATACTTTATCCAATACCGGTAATATAAGCACAAAATTACCTGTAAGTGTCAATGGAAAAAGTTGCACCGGCGAATACGGTTGTGATGTGATTTACAATGGTGATGTAGTGTATGCGGAAGGATACAATGATACATTCAGCGCAACCATTTATGAAAACAATTTGTTTCGGTATCTACCCAGTCAAATTTAGAAATAGTGATTACATAAAAATTAAACTATATCATTCTATTATATAGTTTAAACAAGATGAGTTTCCACGAAATATTTTATAATTATCCAAATATTAGTTTAAATGCTTCGGATATAACCAAGGATTCAACCGATTCAAACACTTTTGATTATATTAGTATGCCTATAATAAACGAAGATACATTCGTTTATACAGTTGATAATAATTCAACCGTTGAACCAGCAAGAAAAATATATTTGCGCAAGATGACTGCTACCGACATTATACCTGGTTTTGCTAATGAGGACCAAGTATTAATTATAGAACAATACAACAATACCAGTAAAAAATACTATACTGCTTTTAAATTAACGGTTGACTCAACCGGAACAGACAAAATCGATACGTTATTAAAATTAACATCACCATCACCATCACCATCAACAATTGAACTTGATTTAAATGAAATTATAATACGTCCGGTGTCGGGAACATGTAACGTATATACAGATACTACATCATCTGCTACTAAATCATTGTTTGTATTTGCCGATGTTGATATAAAAATTAATACCGCACTTAACGGTTTGAAAAACGTGTCGTCGAGTGACCCATTCTACATAACCCCCACGACGACCGGTCAGGAGATACCAGTAGTAAACGCACCAGATAAGATAGAAGTAGAATGCACACCGGTAGTTGTGGATGGCGAGGCAAACGAGTTATTGTATGGTTTTTCGAAAAGCGACATCGCTGACTATTCTACATTACAGTCGACAACGTTGTTTTATTTTTTTGCGTTTACGATGACAATACTGTCATTTGTTATACCACCATTGTATAAATACTGTGTGATTGATTTTATTAATTATGCGTCTTATGCGAAAACACTAAAACCACCATTTGTATTAGATGGTGCAAATAATAGGTTTGGCGATGAGGGTGACTCCAAAAAAAAAGGTGTTTATTTACACGAGTGGAATATATTGTTGATTTTTTTTAATCTTCTTGTGATGTTTGCTATATTTATGACTGCTATTTCTTCAGATAAAACTGGTTTAACAGTAGGTGTATTTTATATTATAGTATTTATATTTTCGTTTTCACTTATTTATATGAAGACAAATGATAAAGGTTTTATGACAACAAACCTGCCCAAACCTGCAGAAGGAGAAACAGCAGCCGCACCAGAAATCGATTATGATGCCTCATATGATTGGACGGATCGGGAGGATAAGACACATTCGTGGAAGGACACATTAATGTATATTATATTCGGCAATAGAAAATGGATTAACGGATTATTCTGGGCGTTGCCTCTTATATTAGGGTCCTTGCTGGGTTTACTTCCAGGCGTGGAGTTACAACCATCCGTCGTTGTTTTATTGACATTCAGTTGTTTCACGATTATACGTTTAATTTTTCATTCTTTTGTAATAAACAATTTACGTACTGAAATTGCAAAGTAATAGTAAACATTATTTATTGTTGTGTAATTCAAACTAAAATACACAACAATTTAATACTGAGATGCGGTTCCGACATCTTCTGAGACAGGTTTGAATGTAGAATTGGTATAAACACTTACATCACTGTGTCCGATGGGTGCCATTTTATTCACCATATCTTCCTCTAATGAAGAGCTCTTGGTAGGGTTCATAGAAGCCATTTTAGAATCCTTTTTCGCTTGGGTCGGTGTGAATTTCACCATAGACACGCGCCCAGTTTCTTCGCTACTGCGACGTAACAGTTCATACGCAACAAATACATACAAAATCGCAATAAGGGGGTTAGTATAAAAAAACAGATATACAGTTAATGTGAACATAACAAGCATACCCATAGAAGAGTCAACAGATTTTGCTAAAAACGCGGGGGTATCGATGGGCATAGTCAGATAGAAAACAAAAACAACGAGTAGTGCAGTTTCTAAATTAGATAATGAATTAAACATATTTAAAAGTTTCATTGTAAAGTAATATAGAATAATACTATATTTTTAGTTGTTGGCAAAGATACAAAATTGAATTCCTCCTAAATTGATAAGTAAAGTAGAAAGTAATAACGAAATATGAAGCGACATTTTGTGAACGTAAAGAAAAATGAAAAAAAAGGCAATTTGGTATTAACGACTGAATATAAAAATACGGTTCGCGAGGCGTCCTATCTCGGGCAAAAAGGGTATACTATACCTAAATCCATTTTATCAGAGGAAGATACTGAATATTTGAAAAACGAATTGTATGTAAAACCGCATGTATTTGGTGGCATTGGTAACGACGAAGCAAATTCGTTTTATGTATATCGTGAAAGCACAAAGAAGTTTTATTTACCGCGTTTCTATGGTATAGACCGCTATGGATTGCCTGACAAAAATGAAATCGGTGAAGGAGATGATATAGATGTTGTCTTTCCGAGACAACTACGTGACTACCAAGAAAAAATTGTCAAGGTTTATACAGACCACGTCGATACTCCTATTTGCTTTGGTAATAAAATAAACGGCGGAGGGGGGATACTCGAGGTTTATTGTGGATCTGGCAAGACGGTTATGGGGTTAAATGTAATCTCGCTTTTAAAAAAAAAGACATTGATTATAGTTCATAAAGAATTCTTAATGAATCAATGGATAGAACGCATAGAAGAATTCTTGCCCGGAGCACGTATTGGAAAAATACAAGGAAAAACATTTGATATAGAAGAAAAAGACATAGTAATAGGTATGTTACAGTCGTTGTATGACAAAGATTTCGGTGCAAATGCGTTTTCCAGTTTTGGATTGACGATTATCGACGAAGTGCACCGAATAGGTAGCGAACAATTTTCAAAAACGTTATGTAAAATAACAACACCATATATGTTAGGTATATCTGCGACCGTTGACCGAAAAGATAAGTTGACAAAGGTATTGTATATGTTTATTGGCAATAAGATATATGCTGCGAATCGAAAAGATGACTCATTAGTAAGTGTTCGTTCGATAAATTATATAAGTAAAGATAGTGAATTCAACCAAGTAGAATACGATTATCGTGGAAATCCCAAATATAGCACAATGATAACAAAACTATGTGCGCATGGTCCCCGCAGTGATTTCATAATACAGGTGATAGATGATTTATTAAAAGAAGATGTAACAAAACAAATAATGATATTAGGACACAATCGGTCGCTGTTAAAGTATTTATACGAGGGAATAACCCACCGCAATATAGGAACAATCGGTTATTATGTAGGTGGAATGAAACAGAAAGATTTACAAGAAACTGAAACAAAACAAATCGTATTAGCAACTTATGCAATGGCGTCTGAAGCTCTTGATATAAAGACATTATCAACCCTTGTGATGGTTACACCAAAAACAGATATAACCCAATCGGTTGGACGAATTTTGCGTGAGAAACACTCGAATCCAGTGGTAGTAGATATTACAGACAGTCACGATTTATTCCAGAAACAATGGGTTAAGAGAAGACGTTTTTATAAGAAATGTAACTATCGCATTCGACAAATCGACAGCAATGCGTATAATGGTATGGTAATGGATTGGAATGCCGATAAATCTTGGAAATGGGTATTTGAACCAAAAACGAATAACGAAACCAAAAATGATGTGAATATGGAAGTCGACGATGATGATGATGATGATGACGGTGAGAATCCAGTTGTAAAACCTATCAAGGGTTTACAACAAGGTCAATGTATGATAAATACTACTGCGTTTGATAATTTGTAATCACTTACTTCATGTGAACGGTTTTTTTCATTTGTTTGAAGATATCGGTGAGAACATTTTTCGTTTTCTTAACATAATTCTTCATTGTTTTGTTGTTCTTTGTTTTATTTTTAGGAGCTTTGTATCCAGTCTTGCGTCCTTTTTGTTTATAGGATTTTCTCATTTTTTTTGTAGATTTACGAGAACGTCTTTTATTTTTAGCACCACCTTGCATATCGGCAATGTTAGCACCGCCACCTAACTCACGTGTGTATGGGGTCATCAATGCACTACCACCTTCAAAATTATTAGGAGCGATTGACATAATATATACATACAGTATATATTATTTTATGATTACATCCAACAAACAAGAGAAAGTATTTGAAATAAACGCATCTAAATTACAAACGAGATACGAATGTGCTAAAAATGCACTAATCGTTCCTATAATTACAACTGGACCAATAACAGAAGATAAATGGAAACAATTGATTGCGAAAGAGAGGCGTTATAGAAGAAGCGCGTTAGCCGGTTCGGTTCATAATTGAGAAATATGAACGATTTTTGTATTATCATAAACAATTCTCTCAGGAACCCATTTCTTAAACTTGTAATGAAACGTACATTCCATCGAAACAACCTTATTCAAGTCAACGTATTTATCTTCGTTCATATTTTCAAAATCTTCCTCATCATCACTTTCTTCTATATAATCCAAACTTTCATTTTCACGTATTTTTCGGAAAATATTATTTAATGATACACTTGAATTATATGTTGGAACATAAGCAAGATTATAATATACCCGAGAATTGTTCTTACCATACGCAAATAAGTGATAAATATCATATTGAATATCGGCTACAACCTGAAAGATAGTTTTGTATTTATATTGTGGTTTTTTGAAATTCATTTTTAATGGGACCGTATCAAATTGAAACATGGTAGATTTGTTGGGTTGTGCGGGTAATATGACAGGATTTATTTTTCGATGGGTAAATACATTCACATACGGAAGTTGTGTGATGGAAGAACGATATTGTAAATGATGAACGTTATATGTAATTTTATTTGAAATATGATCGGGAAGTATAAATGTGAATTCATCTTCAGGGGTAGTCGTCCAAGTAATCGGCATAAACACGTGATAATTGTCGGTATGATATTGGAAAGTATGAAGTAACTTAGTCGTGTAATGAAACTTTGTAATATTATTCATAAAACGAGCGGTTTGCCCGTGATATGACAACATATCTTCGAATACGAACGATACATCATCAGTTTCTTGACAAATAATAATGGTTCCATAAATAAGGGTTCCTAATGATACGTTACAATCACTAATCACGAATGGTGTAATTACGCCTTTTACTATTTGTTTATCGCGGTTTGTTTCAAATAAGTAACATACATTTTTATAATTATTATCAGTTGTAAACCATAAATACCCTTTTCGTCCAGTTGGCAATGCTAATACCATATCATAATTATCAACAACTTTCATATGTGACACTGTTTCATATGAAAGTTCAAATTCTGGAATACGAGATGTAATAACATCCAAATCTACAGGGGGTATTTCCATTCTATAAGATATTATATCTATTTATCTTTATACCTGTTTCAATTCTTATTTTGCAAATATATTTTCTGCTTGGTCGTTCATATGTGACATAAGTTCTGCATTCATATTATGAAATTTTATAGAATCCTCATCATCGGAGTTCGTTTCATTCGAGATGTGTATATTATTTTCAGAAATATCAGTAACAATTTGTTTGTATTTACTTATCTGTGTATTCACTAAATTTTTGGTAACTTTCTTGCTATAATTCATTTTTAATAAATCCCACATATTGTGACAAGAATATATGATAATAAAACAAAATATGATTTTTATAACAAATTGTATCATATATGATGGGTATGTATATAGGTTATATACATTCTTTTTTATGTAATTTGAACACGAATAACAAATGTATATTACACAAATAATATAGAAAACTCATCAATATAATGTATATATCATGACTTCTATACTGATTATTGAACAAAATGGAGATATCAAAGAAACCAAAGTTAAAGTGTTTGACGAAGATTCTTTATATAAAAAGGCTGGATTTAAGACAGATACCGGGTTTAAATCACACGTGATCTGGAAAATTACAGATACGGTGAAAGTAAAAGTGTATGGAAGAACAAGTGGTCGTGCTAACAGTGAGAATAAATACGATTTCCCACCACCGATTGATAATACACTCTTTTTTGGAAAATGTCTAGTTGTTAAAATCGAAAACGATGAACCAGTCGGGTTGAAAAGTTCAGAGTGGAACAAAATATACGAAAAATTGCACGGCGGGTTTGAAGATATTGGCAACGAGGACAGTGATGCTGAATCCGCAGATGAGATTGACCCGAATGTAGAACGTACTAAAAGTGGATATGTAAAGGATGAATTTGTCGTAGATGATGATGAAATAGACGATGTTGACGATGATACCGAAGAAAAAAGTTTTAACGAAGATGATGACGATGATAATAGTTCTATTGATATTTCCGTAGTAACAACAAAAAAAAGAAAGCAACCCACAAGACAGGTTAAAAGTCAAATGTCCGCGAAATATACCGACGAGTATATTAGCATTGACGAACTAAGTGAAGAGGAATATCTATAATTGTTTGAATTCATATTTTGTGTAGAAACAAGTTATGAATAATATTTACTTTTGCGAAACGAACTTGACAATTTCGCTTATATTTGTAGACGAGATGTAGTTTGTCAAATCAAACTGTAATATTTCTTTTCTACGCCCATCTGTCAAATTACCTTCTCCGCGTAATAATTGTTCTTGTATTAATTGTTTATCACTATCATTTAATTTGAAATACTTTTCCAGATATTTATCATTAATGTTAGATAGTTCCCAATCGGTTACATCCGGAAATAATGTAAATGTTCTCGTGCTTAGAAATTTTTGCGCTGTTTTTAATGAATTTATCAATGTGAGCGCCAAGTCTGTCAAGAAGAAAGACTGTATTTTTCGTAAATTATCGAGTTTATTGTCATCTACATAAATAACATATGAAGTTCTGCCACCTACATCAAGTATTCCCTTTTCATCTAATATAGGATATCCCATTGAATAATTCGGTAATATTAATTTTGGTCGCCCATCTTGTAATTTGGAAGGTTCAGCTGAAAATGATACATATATTTTTTTATGAACATAATTGAGTAAAGGATACGGATGCGATTTGGAATAAGTGTCAAAATACATTTCTGTATCTTTCTTTACTTTGGGAGGTGTAAATTTAAAGAAGGTTTTTAAATTTTTTGTTGATTTTTGTAATACACGTTTTACAAGTTGTATATTTTTATTAGGTATAAAATGATATTTATAAACGTCAAATGATATGAACTGACTGGTTAGATCATCGTATATCATAGTTTCTTGATATGGTTTTTTGTTTTCTATCAAATAATAACATAATGGTAGCGAACCAGCCTTTTTATCAAATATTTTATATGCGGTTGGAACATCAAAGTTCTTTAAAAGAACCAACTGTTTTTCAATAATCTTTTTTGAAACCGACGATTTTAATTCAGTCCAACTATTCGGTGTAAAGAATAAACAAAATCCGTTTGGTTTCATAATAGATATGGATAATTCGACAAACTTATTCCATATATTAGTGAGACCCGGATTACTCCTTCCCTTACCACGCATACCATTCTTATTGTATGGAGGGTTTCCTAATATAATATCAAACATGTCTACACCAAATTTGGACTGCCACTTTTGTATATCATCTAAATAGTCATTTTCTATTATATTTGCTTCTTTGCCGAAAATATTTTTTGCGATTTTTACATTTACACTTGACAATTCAATCATATACATCATATTTTGAATAATATGTTTTCGTCTTTTGGCATCATTCTTTTCCCAAGATTTCAAACCATTATCTAATTTATGAAATACTACCATCGAAAAATTACCTATACCACTTCCCGGGTCTAACCATTTTAATGAAGGATTATTCCAAAGTCGTTTGGGTAAACTATCTAACATTTCACTGACTAACCATAGTGGAGTAAACACCTCACCCGCGGATACTTTATTTTCTTGATTAACGGATAAAGACCGAGTAATAATAGTTTCAATATCATCTATTGTTTTGTTATATATAATAGGATTTGTCATTGAGTATATATTTCTATTACATTTATATTTCTAAGTTCAATTTTTAGTTACTTGAAAAATTGAATAAGACCGGATTATAATATAGAGTGTATTAACTCTTATTACATAATGAAAACGATTAGTAAACCTGATGTATTCCGTATTAATATACGTAATAAAATTAATGAAATTATAGAAGATGAAAATAAATCGGTAAACCTAGAAAAAGGTGTATTTAATTATGCGATTAAAGAAGCCAATAATAAAAAATTAATCAAAAAATGGGACAACCCATCTTTCGTTCAAGTTTATTTAGACCATCTAAGAACAATCTATATCAATCTAAAAAATCCTAACATCGTACAACAAATAAAAAATGATGAAATTCAACCACAAACACTTGCGTTTATGACACATCAAGAAATGAACCCGACGCA